TTTAGAGCAACCTGGATCATGCGGATGATCATCTCACGGTCGATTTCTGCTTGTAGCTCATAGCTCATAGCATTTGTCAACTCTGTGTCGATGTCAATACCGTTCATGTTCTTAAGGTCTTGCTCTAATTCTACTGACCAACGAGCAGCTAGTCTACGTGTACCAGCTTCAACGGCTGTCTTTTCGAAGGAAACAACGATTTGAGGGATTTGACCTGTCAATTCGAAGTCCTTGAGGATGCGAGCAACACCTTGGTCTTGACCAAGAATGTTGAATACGCTATTACCTGAGAGGCCGGCTGAAGAAGTACCAGTATAGCGGGTATCAAGATATTGATAACCTAGTTCAGAAGTATCGGTACCAGCAGCATTATTGCCACCGTAATTTGTACCATATACGTTAGATGAAGCTAGGGCTGATGGTTTACCATCAACACCGTTACCTAGTGCGTCATTTTCGTAGCGATAGCGAAGAGCAAATGCCAACCCTACTGGGCCGGACATTGGCTGAACGCCAACGATTTCGTTAGAGATAAGTTCTGGGAACGTACGACGAATCATCGGAATCAAGATCTTAGGAAGGCGATAGTCGCCTGCTGCATAAGTATCTGTACCTGGGGTGCCAGCTGGGTTATTCTGCCAGTTGGATGTTCCAAAGTAACCTAAGGAACCGCCATCAGCAGCTGTAGAACCCGTAGCTGTTGCACCAGCTAGGTTAGGATATCCTGGAACAGCATTCGGACCCGCTTCACGCAAACACCATTGTTCTTGGTTTTCCAAGAGAATGGCTGTGTTTAAGCGAGTATGATCGTCTTCAATAGCAGTTACATTCTTGGATGTGTAATCCAATACTGGACTCCACTTCTCAAGAAGGGCTGATGCTCTTGACTCGTCAATATATGACTGCGAAGGACGTACAACTTTTTTCATAATGAATAAGTTTTCTCCACAACTAATTAGTCGACCGATTTATAATCCTATTAAGGTTTCTTCAACCTCAACGAAACTCAAATTAATATTTGCTTAATTCTTTTAGATAGAAGTTAGCAGAATCATCGGATTGTTGTGAAGTAGCTGTGCTTTCAGTTACTACTTTTTCTTCTACAACAGGGCGGTCAACATCTACCGCGCTTGATTCTTCTACAGCTTCAGATGCTAGAGTCTCGAGGCGTTCTTCTTCTGATTTATCAAACATTTTAACTGTGTAATCAAAATTTTCGATTACAAATTTTGGGTCTTTACCGTTCAGAAGTTTGAAAACTTGTTCAACTTTCTTAGGATCCATTCCCTTAGTCTTTTCAGCAATCATATTGTTTGCTGAGATCTTTTCGATCTTAGACTTCAATGCTTCATTCTCAGAGAGAACAGCTTCAAGCTTTTTATTAGCTTCATCTATTTGCTTCTTACCATCAACAATAGCGTCACGAATTGAATCGTTAACTGATGCTTCGTTAACTGATAGAGCATTCTTTATATTATCAAGAACAGCATTTGCACGCTTGTTCTTAACAGCTTCGTTAATTGCCGCAGCAGGAATTGCTTCGTCAATATAAAGTTCAAGATAGTTTGAAATGTTTTCAACTAAATTGTTCTTGAAATTCTTTGCATCTCCATTGGATGCATTTTCATATTTTGAAATTATTTGTTTTAGCTTTTCAGTATGATCGGCAACAACTGCTTCATATACTTGCTTTAACTTTTCTGTGTGATCGCTATCAATAGCATTGACAAGCTTTTCTAGTTTATTTGAGTAGTCTTCGTCTTGTTCTATAAGAGCTTTTTCAACATGAAGCTTCACTTTAGCACTTACTGCGTCATTGAACATATTCTGTAGTTCATTGAGGGTTTCTTCCGAAAGAATATCTTTCGCAGCTTCTTTTAACACGTCTTTTACTTCTTTACTCATAAATTTTTTATTTTGCAGCCTCTGAAATTTTTACTTTTAATTTCTCAAGTACTGCGTTCTTTAAATATTTATTAGCCTCAGCAAACTTTTTTTCAGAAATTGCACGAACAAATTTGTTTAATTCTAGGTTTGTTTTAGTTGCCGAATTTGTTGTAGCCATAATATTATTTATCCTACTAAAGTAAATTTTTTGAAGAAATTAGATATCTGCTCTTTAAGATAAGATTCTAAATCTTTCTTTGGTAGATTGTTCAAGCTACGTGATAATGAGCCGTATATTTCTTCATATCTACCATCTTGACTAATAACAAATTCCTTTGATTCAAGAATACCATTTACAAATGCTTTTGAGAACGATGGATCGGCAACGCAATCAATAGCTACTAGTCTCATCTCTGTTACACGGTTAATACCATTATTTTGTTCTTCAAGCTTACCTAACGCTCTTGAAGACATGCCAACCTTTACACCGTCATTAATAAGTGAACGTACAATCATACCCATCGGGGTAGTGAGCACTTTTGACTTACCAAAAAATACATTACCTTCTTGTCTTAATTCTGTTACTAAATGGCATGCTCTTTCAAGATTGACATCAGCTGCTGTTGGGTGGTTTAATTCTCCCATTGCTCTGTTTGTTTTGATAAACTCCTCTGTGTATCTACCAACCTCTTTGGCCATTTCATTTAAATCATATATACGGTTATTTTTATTAACACCCTCTGCCATCATGTAAGGGCCTTTTATATAAAGATTTGCAGGTCCTTTAGAGTTTTTTTCCTCTAATACGTATTCGAATTGTTCGTTTGGTGCTGGTGTTTCTACTAACAGTCTAAAGGACATATAATTATTTATTTATAATAAACACTATTTTTATAGACTTAGTATAGATATCCTGTCAGAATAACCTTACCATTTAATGCTGTATAGGTACCGCCGATACCTTTCGCGTATGCACCGCTTACACGAAGATAGAGTGTATCACCACCAGCAGCAGTAGTAGCGCGAGAAGTAACAATAGAGGACCTTCCCCATTGATTTACACTTAAAGTATTTGCATTAGAAAACGGTGTTACTGAATTTGTTATCTGATTCGCAAGAGATGGTTCGGAGGGTGGTGCTACTACCGAATTAGTATTCAAAACCCTAAAAGTAGGCATTGTATCACCGGCAGCTGAGCTGCCAGTTACTGAATCTATTGTAAAAACTAAATCGTGCGGTACAAATCTAAAACCTGCTGGAACAGAACCAATAGTTGTATATGTACCTGCAGCTGCCAAATAATCTACAGTGCCAGATGTAATTGTGTGTGTTCTTAAAAAAGAACTAGAACCTGATATAGCAGAAGAAAATGTACCTGAACCAGTTCTATATACTAAGCCATTATCTGATATATTGTGTAATGCTAATGCTTGACCTGCTAATGATATTTGACCCATAATGTTATTTAATTAGCTATATTATTCTTTCAATAAAATATTTAGGTAGTTTATCCTTATATTTCTTTAATACATCAACAATATTACCGTCAAGAATATAAGTAGTGGAGTAGTCGCTTTTGCTTCTTGTTGCTCTGCCGCATGACTGTACAAGAGCGTTAAGCATTTTATCTATATACCAATGACTGTCTATATCAAACAGCCTTTTAATTCTTTTTGAAGATAGAGGTAAGTAAGGTAGTTTGACAATAATTTGAAATCTAGCTAATTCATCTTTTAGGTCTATACCAAAAGCTAATGAAGGGGAGACAAGTACTGTAGGCTTACTGTTGTTAATATGACTCTTAAGAATATCTTCATTCTTAGAACCAACCTCTCTATATAAAAACCTTGTATCGGGTAATCTACTTTTCAAATATTCAGTAATTTCCATAGTATGTGTATGTATAATTCCTTTTTCATCTTTATGAAATTCACAAATTTGTTTAATTTTATTAATAATTTCGGGTAATTCAGTTTTTATATTTTTATAATTTAATTTGTTTTTTGACGTTACATAAATTGGTGATTTAGATGACTCGAAGGTAGAATCTACCTCTACATATTCGTAATCTTTTATACCTAAAGTTTTAGCATAATTTTTATGATCAATTATTGTTGCAGACATTAATAAGATATTTTCACCGTAGTCAAAAATATATTTTGATAGTTTGTCTACTTTCAGAGGAGTAAAAGATGCACGCTGTGAGTCCTTTTCAATTACAAATTCACATTCATCCCACAGCGATTCTATAACTGTTAAATTGTTATAAAGATTCTTAAGATACCTTATTTTTATTTTATCAATAGGTGAAAGGTTTGTTATTTTTTTGTTAAATCTATTCTGTAAAGTTCCGATCAGTTCGCTCAAATTAAAAATTAAATCGTACAACCAGGCGCGTGTTTTTTGTACGCTTTCAGTAACTAGAGGCATTACTTCAACACCAAAATTTCTAAGCTTGTCATATTCAACAAATGCTGAAAACCGTCTTACAAGCTCATCTTCTAATTCGGAAGCCTCGTCACAAATAATAAAATTTTTTCTTTTAACATGATTAGGCAGCGATAAAAACATTTTATAATTTAAAATTGAAAATTTTTCTGTTAATGCTGTATTACGTGCATTATAATACGGGCATATATTTTTTGACCAGCAATCTTCTTTTAATTTATTCGCTAAAACACATGGTGCTGATTCTACGTCAAAATTTTCATCAACTTGACATTGATAATTCGTTTTACCTTTAAGTAATTTACTATCATCAAATAATTTTAAGTACTGATCTTGTAATGATTTTGTTATGGTGAGTACAAAGGAACCGAATGCTGGCTCTCTTATTACTTCTGTTTCATTAGTATAATTACCGGTATAATCTTGTCTAAAGGCATCATAACTTTTAATAAGATTTACATAATTCTGTGTTGGTGGTGAACTAATATTAGCTAAAACTTTACCTAAAAAACTCTTACCGGTTCCCGTAGGTGCGCAGCATATTACAAATTTTTTACCTTTAGCAAAAGCTTTTTCAACACCATTAATTAATTGTATTTGACTTTTACTTGGGGAATACTCGTCGGGAAAGTATGATATAAATTTTTTCTGCACGTACTAATTCTAACTATACAATCTCAATGATCAACTTATTATCGTAAAACTTTGATAGTTTTTGCTTCTTTAGCAGTTTGATTAGCGTTTCAATTTCTAAATTATTCTTAGTTAAAGATCTATTTGTATAATCAAAAACAATTTTATCATTTTCTATTTGATAGTTGAAAGGGTAAGGTACTTCAAGATACTTAAAAGTATTTGTTCCTATACACAATTTAAAATGAAGATAAAACTCTTTAAACGAAAATAATATAAGCTTACCTTCCTTTAATACTTTGTTATTAATTCTAAATTTTAAATTTTTTTGAAAAATTGATGTAATATCTTTTTCTAATCGCAAAATACTCATACGCTCATAAATCTTTCTTTTTCTGCAGCGGACATAAATCTCAATTTCTCATTGAAGTAAGTCCAAAATTCATCATTAGCAACGGGAATTGTCTTGATCAATTCACAACTATCCATATTAATACAACGAAAATTTTGCATAAAAATATCCCAAGTAATAATAATATTCTTGTTGGTTGGATTAAATTTAGGCATTCTTTTTGGTCTTTTATAGTTTAACAAAACCTTACCGTTAATACTATTGAGTAATGGGACACTATTAGTACAAAGCATTCTTCTTGTCAGAGGTTCGCCTTCAACAGGACGCCTTCTAGAAAATTTTATCTCGCAAACGTTATTTTCTAGAAGATTTTTTAGCGACCCTAGGGTTACTTTCATTATCCTCGCGATTAGAGCAAATACCGAATATGCGCTGTTCGTTGATGAAGATACCTTTTTTAATTTTTCCATAACCATCAACATCAATATTGGAAATCGGTACACCGAGATTATTAGGAAAACAAATTACATCACCTACTTTTGTATGGCGAGTGCTTGGACCTGCAAGAACCACTTTTCCTAGACGCCATGCTTTTGTTTCTGCATTAATAGGTACAAGAATACCATTACGTACAATTTCTTTACCGTCGTCCGATTCATCAATAAATATAGCTAGAATAACATCATCAAGTACCTGCTTTAGGTTGTACCCTAGAAATACTGAATCAAAAGTATTTTTTGGTAATTCAGAAAAATCAATTAAACTTTTTGGTACTGGCCCGAGAACGTCTACAGATGGTCTTGACATAAGATATAAAGATTTATCTCCCTTTTTGAAAGTTCAAGGTTTCTAGCTAACATTGTTATTTCAGGTTTCTCTTCTTTTTCATTATTCTTCTTCTTAATATACTCAATACGCTTAAAAGGTAGCTTTGGTAGAAAATTTCTTAAAAAATTAAAATGCTCTTCCTTAGATAAATTTGTATATTTGTTAGTAGTTATATTAATAATATTAACGAGATCTTTATTATAAAATGTACACCATCTATTAATCATAAAAGGTACATATGTGCTACTTGTTTCGCAGCTAAATTTTTTCCTTATTTTTGAAAATAATATCGAGTTTAAAAAATCAAAAATAGTTTCCATTAGCTAATAACTTTTGTCGTAGCAATAAAAATATCGTCATTCAGTCTATAGAAAAGACTAATAACATCTTTCATAAACGCTTCGACTTGTTGATCGTTAAGATTTGTTGAATATGCAAACACCGGCGCCTTTTTACCAGCTTTAATATTGATACCCGTATGTCCTAACGCTACATTGTTCTTTGTATATGTAATACTTACACTACATTTACCGGTAGGTTGTACAATACCGCCCTGCTCGTGTTCCTTGTGCACAATCATATCATCACCCTTCATTTCAATAGGCGCATTAATATAATGCGTAGAGAGTATGTTAGCAACCTGCGTGTTAAAGAGTCTTTGATATGCAACAGCACCGAAAGCGTCTAGATGTGGAATTTCCCACAAAAAGTTAATTGCATCGTCGCTGTAAATATAATCACCGCTAAGAATATCTTCAGTATCAATCATTCCTGCTGCCTCAACAGTCATGGGGGCACGGAATGCTACTATATTACCAATAGGTAAAACTTTATCACGAAAATATTTGTATGCAAATCTTGAATGTAGGAGGGAACCGTCGTATATTTTTTGCTCAATAATCATACAATAATTATAATGGTAAAAATCTAAAGTTCAAATACTTTTATTTAGAAATAGTATATCTTGCTGAAGAAGTTCGCCTAACCCTCCATTAGCTCTTCCTTCTGAAATGACTTCTATATTTTCAAAATTATAATTTGTCATAAATTCAATAACTTCTTTTTGCATTGGAGCACCATTATTATACGGTACAACAGACGTTTCCATAATAATAAATTTAGCTTTTGTTAGTGTTTCAACCCCACCTTTAAAAATCTCCAACTCTGCACCCTGTGTATCTATTTTTACTAAATCAAAAACAACTTTATTTTTATTTAAATCATCTAGTCTATAACAATCAAGAGTAACTTTTTCTAAATTTTCTTCCTTATAATGCTCAGACAATTCTTTAAACATAGAGCTCCCTGTGCATATGGGATTTTTTTTATTTTTAAAAAAAGTAACTTTTTTGTTTTCGCTTCCTAATAAACATATATGATATGGAACATTAAGATTCTTTAAATATATTTCACAATCCGGGTTGCCTTCAACTAGCAAACAGCTTGCATCTGGAAAATTAAATTTTACAGAATTATAAAATTCTCCAATATGTGCTCCAATGTCTAAAACTTTTTTAGGAGTTATGGTTTTTTTAATAGTATTGAAGTTCATTTTAAATAAAAATCTACAAATTTATTCATAACCGGTTGTGAATAATATTTTCTATAACAATTCCAATCTACATTTTTATCTGGAGTAAATGAAAGAAGTATGTTTTTAATTTCTTCTTTATTACTATAAAATATACCTTTGTTGCCTAATACTTCGATATGGTTTCTTTCGGGTGAATTAAAGAAGGTAATTACGGGTTTATTTCTTGCAGAAAATTCCCCACAAACTAAACCAAAAGATTCACCCACTTGTCTTGCATGTAAGCACGCATCACAAGTATTAATAAATTTTACTTTATATACCATATCTGGGTTAGGTGGTAGAAAAATAACTCTCGGGTGGTTGATGAATTTATCAGTATTCTGAAATAAAAAATATAAGTTTGACTTTAAATCTACTATTTCCTGAATAGCATCCCGTACAAAAAAAAGATCAAATGTTTCCGTACCACCGCTTCTACCATATACAATAGCGTCGCTGGGTATTCCTAGCTCTAGTCTTAGGTCTTCGCTTACATCAGGTAGATTTATCATGTGTGGTACAACGTCGGCAAAACTGCCAGAAGCGCGATGTAGCCAATCTGAACAAAATGCATACTTATCGCCGTGTGCATCGGAAGATGAACAAATACCAACTGCCATTATTAAATTTTTACAAACAGTAGAAATAACACCATCCTGTCTACCACCTTTTATAGCAAAAAAATAATCGGATTTATTTTTTGACAATATACTGTCTATCTGATCTTTATTGTTATACGATTCTGTTAAAAATTCTTTATTAAATTTACCTATAACATCTTTATTGTTTAACGGGTGTGTATTATTATAAAGAATATTACACGTATAGTTGTATGTGTGTTTTAAATAATATGCGTAATCATATAACGCAACTGTAGTACCTCTAACCGACATTGAGTTGTCATGCAAAGTAACTACCATACTAAAAATTATTATTTTTAAATAATACGTTACCGGCATCTTTCCAAGGAAGCTCTTCTAAAATTACTGAGTAACCTTTACTCTCCATCATTTCCTTATAAGCAGGGTATAGCATTACACTATCGTAAAGCTCAATTAAATTTACTTCTGTATAAACATGTTTTGTAATTTTAAGTAATTCGGGGGACGATTTTAATACTAAAGGCTCATATCCCTGTAAATCTAACCATAAAAAATCTACACATTTGATATTTTTTTTACGAATAAAATCATCTAAGTTTACTATTTTCACGTCTACGGTCTCTTTAAAGGTAATATCACCGTGATAAGTTAAATGTTCTTTAGGTGAAAGAATAGAAGATGACCCCCATGCTTCACCGAATCTGTCACTAATATTCATTTTCAATACTTCGCCTGTTTTTTCACCGAGAGCATTATTATAGAGATCAACATTAGGTCTATCTTTTACTAATTGATATGTATGTGAATAGGCCTTTGGGCTAGGTTCAAAAGAATAAATTTTTCCTTTTGGAAATAAGTTACTAAAATTTACTGTATCTTCACCCATTGCTGCTCCTGCTTCAATTATGGTTGGTGTTTCTGTCGTTATATAATCGGATATATTCATTACACTATAATTTTATCATTAAAAAATTTTTTTGCAAGATTTAGTAAATCGAAGGGATAGCTTGGTGTTTTAAAGATATTTGTATTTTTTATTTTATTATAAAGCTGATTATTGTTATTTACCTGTAACACAGCATCAACAAAATCGTCTATAGTTTTAAAATCGTATAAATTTATAAAACCTTGCGGGTTAAAATCTTCTGTTATTTTTTCGTCAGAATTAAGTAAAGGTATCGTGCCTGCAGCTTTAGCGTGTAGAAGTTTTTCCGTATAATAACCAGGAAAAATACTATTCTCGCTGCAAATATGAAATTTATAATTGCTTATTAAATCCATTTTTACGTCTTCACCGTCTGGTATGCCGTTATTAAATTGGCTTCCAAAACCATGTATAGCTATTTTTTTTGCAAGGGTATATACCATTTCGTCTTTTCTATTTTTTAAATGTTTTGTTAAAATAATAATTGGTTCTGTTTTTTGTTTTTTAAAGAAAATATTATTAGCATGAGGAAATAAAACATAATCTACAGGTAAAAGATATTTTTGATTTACATAAGTTTTTTTATCAAAAAAATCTATATATGTAAGCCAGAGAGGAAATCTATTATTTTTACCACTATAATCATCGAAATCAAACGTTAACGAGTAATCACATTCATTAAAATTAGGTCGTATGTTTTCTCCCGGCCAGAATATTTTTTTAGTTTTAGAGCGATTAATATGGTAATGATTGCTACCGTAACAAGAGTAAAAACAAACATCAGGTAATTCATGAAAAGGTACAACCGTAAAATCTGTACACTCTTTTAATAAATGAAAAATTATATTATTATTCTCTTGAAAGCCGCCCCAAAAATCGCAAAATGCAACTTTCATTAGGCTTTATGTGTGATAAGTGTAGGGAATTTAAAATACTTACCAGATGCGTGTGAAAGCTGCTCAAGGCCGGGTTCAAGATAACAAGATTTTAAATTTCGCTTTTCAATAATATCATTCATTTTGTGATCAGGTCCTCGATATGTACCGACATGATATTCTTCGAGAACTATTTTTGCACATTCTAATGTATATAAAATGCCGTGTGTACACCGAGTACGGAAATGTGGCTCCCAGTAAACATATTGATTTGGCGTACTGTTTGAAGGTGAGATGTTGAATGCTGTTCCCATCATTAAGCAATCACCTTTCATTTCTTTAAATTGAGGAAAAAATAAGTTAAAATAAGATTTAAAGTCATCGTTTAAAAGTATATCATCTTCAAAAACTATTACATGTTCTACATTTCTTTTTACAGCTTCTTTTAATGCAGCTTCTATTTTTAAGCAATTAGAATATAGCGAAGCGGTAATAGTATCACATTTAGGAGTATTAATTTCTTCTGGCGAAAAACCATCTATATATTCTCTATACAAATTTTGTCTATTAAATTGTTCTTCCACAAACATCTTACGCTCTACGCAAGGTTTATGGTGTATTATAAAGATTGGTATGTTATTCTGATCCAACATAGTTAAGCCAATCCTGGAATAACCAGCTCTGACCACCAGCAAAATGCCGAGCTATTACCTTATCTTTTGTGGTTCGAACAAGATCATACATGTTTGGCTTACCATTTCCATCGCCTGTTTCTTCAACAAGATGTGTTACATTCCATTCAACAGGTAATACTTCTGTGTTATCAAGAATTTCTTTTAATGTAAAAGCTGTATCGTCAGGCCTAGTATGAAACCCGAAATTTGGTAGTTCATAATAAGAGGTCCAACTGTGGGCCGGTAAGCCTACAGCATGATAATATGAATCTTGATCATGGTCGTAGAGCGGAAAATAACCATTAAAGTTTTCTTTATATACGGGTTTATTCTTTAAAAGCTCATATCTTTCTTTGGAGAGAATTGTATCAATTAATTTTCTAGTATAGTCATTTACTTTGAGCGAAAATACCCCTGTATTATGTGTATTACCGGAATCGATTGCATAGGAAATACTCTTTTTAGTAATTAACGGTTCGTCAAGCTTTGCAATAAAAACATCACAATCAACATACGAAACAATATCACCGTCTTTAATAGCACCGTCAGTTATAGCTTTCTGGATAAACCACCAACGAGAAAACCTTTTGTCGTTATTTGAATCATGCGGCAAAACTATTGGAAAAGGAATCTGAAGCTTATCGGGTGTAACTTGAATAAACTTAAACCCATGTCTATCAGCATATTTTTTTAATCTAGGTGCATTATATGTCTCATATAAAAACTGTCTTTGGTCAGGATATTCAGCTAATGTAATTAGAAATTTCTTCATTTTATATTCGCAGCTTCATTTATCATTTTTTTGTAAAAGTTAAAATCTGATTTTATTTTAGATTTATTGGTAATTATTTTATATTTTTCATTCAATAAATCAACATTCAAGTCTTCCCATTCATTAATAAATAAAATCGGACAATCTTTAAAATATACTAAAGGTATACTTTTTAGGCAAATAGGAACTGTTCCGAGATATATAGACTCCCAAATTCTATGACAGTCTGTACTGTTACCTGGAGGCGATATAACATACTTGTACGTACTTAATTTTCTTAGATATTCTTCAAAACTAATTTTATTAAAGTCAAAATCTATGTATGGGTAGTTTCTAATTTTTTGAATAGCGACTGAACGCGCATCAAGATTTGTATATGGATCAAAATTGCAGTATACTAAATTTTTCTTTTCATTATTTTCGTTTATAATTGTTAAAAGAATGTCCTTGTTACCATGCGGCCAGACTTCATTTGCCATTCCAATAGGAATAGGCTGAAGCTTTTCATGCATCGTATGACAATTCATTGCAAACCATTTTATAAGGTAAGGGTTATTGAGAATAATATCAAACTTTTCAGTAATAGGCCAATCTGAATCATGTGTAAGAAGAACAAATTTGTAATTTATATTAGGTAAAACTTCATTAATAAAGACCGGTAAATTATCACTATGTAAAAAAATTATGTTTTCTTCTGGATTGTAAGTTATCTTCTTACCATATCTTGAAATATAGTTGTTAGCAAGACTTAAAATTTTATCTGGTGTAATTACGAAGCTGTTGTCTGTAATTTGCATAATAATGGTTTGATGCTCTTTTTGTTATGTACATGTAGGTTAAAGATAGGTATAGAAGTATTATTATAAATTACTGTAGGTGTTTTATCAAATTCTAATTTAATATTGTTTTCAATAATCTCTTTACCAATGAAGTGCCTGTATTCAGTATAACCTTCAGGGTGTCCTTGATTTGTTCCGCCAAAATACATACCATATGATGTTGGGTCAAATACTGTTTGCAATTTATCAAAATTTTCAGAATATGGGCCATACGGCAGACACGGTAATAACTTATAATTTTTCTTATACCTACCTATAATATCCAAGAACGCCATATCTGTTATCCAGCTTGCAAAATGACCAACATATGGTTGTAAAGCTACTTCTCCTTTTTCTAAAAGTTTAATATGAAGTTTAATTAAAGTATCAGCAGCTTCTTTATCTTTTATAAAAATAATTGACGGTGCTGAAGAGTTTGGTGCTTCAACTGTATAGCCAAATTCACCGGATTCAAGTACCCTACTAACAACAGATATATCAGGGTGAGTAATAATATTATCTGCTTCTATATGTATAGTGTTTTTTAAATTTCTGTTCTTTACATATACGCACAGCACAATAACACGTATAAAAGTATTGTACCAAAAAGGATCTCGTTTATACCTTGGCCATTTTTCATCAAGTATTGAATCAACTCTTTTAAAATCATCTGAAGACACTATTTCTTCTATATTTTTATTTGTAATAAAATGTGAATTAGTAAATTTCTTTTTATTAAAATTAAAAGTTTCTGTATAATAATCTGGCAAATTATCATATGCATATATTGTTTTAGTTGGGTTTTTTGAATTAGTGAAACCGCTATTTAAGAATACATAAACTAAATTACTTTCTTCCACAAACTGTTCCTCTATGGTGCCAAAATAATTGCCCGTAAGTACAATCTTTAGGCTGCAAACCAACACCGCATTCCGACGGACATGGTTGTAGTTTTATCT